CACGCGGCATAGTTCAGCCGTTATTTTGCGGCAAGACATAGCGCACAATCTCCTTTTGAAGATTTGGGCAATCTTTTTTTGCTTCTGACTCACAGAAATGAATCGCTGGTTTTACTCCGTGGATTTCTTTGTAATAAACAACGAAAACTTCTTCTGGAGTCATCGTCTTTAACTCTGCGTCAATCTGCTCGCAAATGGCATGATTGGCAGCTTTCTTTTCGACTAATTCTTTGTATCGGCTCATGATTTTGTGGTTAATGTTTGGTTTCGGACAGGAAAGTTTTGGAGCAACTGGCGCAGATGCCGTGCGTCACTTGACCGGCGAACGGGTTTCCACCAATTCTTTTGGAACACCAACCGCATACGCGCTTGAACTTGAGCCAGCGGAGGATGGGTTTCATATAATTAGGATTGCTCTTTGGCCGAAAGGAACGCGTAGATTTCGGCAACTGTTTCACCGTTATAGAGAAATTTCCCGTGGTCGAGAATTGAAATCAGATTGGCGGCATTGGTCATCAGGTTTAGCTTTTGAGCTTTTGCCATATCTTCACACTTTTGCCACTTCCAAATAAGTTGAGCTTCGGTTTTCATAATCACTTCTGGTTGCGGATGGATTGAAGTTTGGCTAAAGCTTCGAGAACATACGGTGGCAACGCCATTGCCGTTCCGGCGCGCAATGATGGTTTCTTTTTTCATTTTGTTCTTTCCGCTGGAATTTCCCAGCTAGGTTTTGTTTCGTTTAATTCCTGCCAACACCAACACTTTAGCAGAACACCACTCCATGTCAACAGTTATTCAAATATATTTTAGGAAATGTTTTAAGTGAGAAAAGTCGCGTGGATATTGGGTGGAATTAGGATTGGCCGGATGACTCGGTTTCTTCCAAGCAATAAATCTTCATTCCGCCGTCAGCGCATCGGGTTGTCATAACTTTGTTTGGACACTTCTTTTTTGCCTGTTGAAACCACCCGTTTATTTTCATCTTTTCAGAATTGGTGGCTGTCTTAATAAAGAAAAATTGCCCAGATTTTAGAGCGGTTGCCGTCTCCAAAAATTCCGATTTTTCTTTTGAGAATTTGCCCGCTCGTTTTGCACATGGTGTTCCGGCTTCGATTTTATACATAATGTTTTTGTTGTCTGGTATTCCTGCTGGCCAATTATGGTCTAGTTTTATCGTTTGATATGGATGGTTTTCTTCAATGAATGATTCAAAGAAGTTTTCGCATTGGAACAGCGAAAAATCATGAATTTTCATAGAGTCAATCCAGCGCGTTCAAATCTCCATCTTCAAAACGCTTAACAGCCGCCGCTTCTTTGGATTTGTATGCAGCACTGGCTGGTTTATCACAATTCGCCTTTTTCCGGTATTCGGCCTGCTTTGCTGCTTTGTATGCCCTGCGTTCTTCTGCTGATAGCTTGGCGCGATACTTGGCGTGATTTAACAGCCGCCAACCGCCATCTATACACTCAATTCGCCGCCCCTCAAATTCCCTAGACCGAGACCATTTATCGGGCGCAAGGAACGTGTTAATCGCAGCCTCACACTCTGCCAGCGTCACCTTTGCCCTGTCTGCCAGCCCCGGCACAGATGATTCAATGACGCCGTTTTTATCCGACATGGCGAGCATGGTAATCCACACGAGCCGCGTTTCCTTCGACTCTTGCCACACCGATGAATCAAGAATCGAACCAAATAGTTTAGTAAATCCACTCATATTGTTTGGAAATAATAGCAAAGTGGACAGATTTGTCAACAGTGGACAATGTGGACACATACAGAAGCAGATGCAGATACATATTCAACTGCAGATTCAAAAAAAACACACACAACGAGCGACAGCGAGTAAGCGAGATGCTCAACCTAGAGCGATGGACAGACTGCGAATGAATGTTCAAGCTAAATTCTTACTTGACTTTTGATAGATAGTTAACGATAAATTCAGGCATGGAATCAAAGAATCCAGTCGGCAGGCCAAGAATCATCAAATCGCCCGAAGAATTTGACGCCAAAGTTGATGAATACTTCGCAACTGGACGCCGAACCACAAGGGCGCGGACAAAAGATGGAGAAGAATACGAGATTCCAAAAGTAACCCTCACAGGATTATGTATTTATCTTGGTTTCTGCGATAAAATCAGCTTTTACGACTACGAAAAATTTCCAGAATTTTCTAACTCGGTAAAAAGAGCACGCCAAATGATTGAGCGCGAATATGAGGAAAGGCTTGAGAATCCTGCCTGTTCTGGCTCAATCTTCGCTTTGAAAAACTTCGGCTGGAGCGACCGTCAAGATGTCGCCCTTCAGAATCCTGACGGTTCAAATTTGATGTCCCCGGATTTGATTGCGGCTGCTGCGGCGATTGCCAAAGGCAAATAATCGCATTGATTTTATTGGTGATTTTCATTTGTTGGATATGAGCCTTTCGCCGGCAGAACAGAAACAAGCTGAGTTAATCGCGGCTCTTTCAACGCCTGATGGATATGCAGAGCATCGGCTCGGAATGAAGCTGCATCCAAAGCAAAAGGCAGTATTAAAAGATATTTTCTCGAAAGAGGGTTCTCGCGTCGTCAGTCGTAATGCTAATGAGACTGGTAAGACTAGAAGGGTTCTCTGTGCAGCCATCCTTTACGCGATTGAGATTAGGGGTGCTATTGCAGTTTCAACGGCGGGAACATTCCGGCAGGTAGAAGGGCAGTTGCTGCCAGCGTTAAACAGCTTCGCGCATTTGTTCGACACTCGCCTTTGGCAGTTCCAAAAGACAGGCATTAAGCGATTTGATGCGAAGAATAAGCTTTGGGAAGATGCTTACACTGGTGTTTCGACGGATAACGAGCATTACTTTCAGGGCTATCATAAAGACGAGAATCGACCCCTGTTCATCGCGATTGATGAGTGTCAAGGCGTAGCTGCCGAGATTGTGCGGGCCGCTGAGGATAGATGCAATCCGACTTGGTTTCTGGCGACCGGAAGTCCCGGCGACCCGGCTGGAGCTTTCTACGAAATGGAGACGAGCAAAGCGAAGCACTACACGCATCACAAGATGAGTCGCCTAGAGTGTCTAGCCGAGGATGGATGGTGGTTGAATAGGGCCGACATTCAGCGGCTGATTGATAAGCATGGCGAGTCAAATCCGTTCATTCAATCCACAGTGTTTGGGAACTTCTCTGAGATTGTCTTGGACGCGATGATTTCGCTGTCCGAATACGATAGGTGCTTCGAGAATCCGCCTCAGCCCATTCGCGGCGAACTTCATGCGTTCTGTGACTTCGCGGCAGGTCGAGACAAGAATTGCTTTGCGTTCCGTTGCGGGAACAAGGTTGAAATCGTCCGCAAATGGGTTATGCGCGACACGATGGCCGCTGTGGGTGAATTCATCGGGATGTTCATCGAGAAGCGTAAAAGCCACGGCCTGACGCCGGACAAGGTATCTGGCGACGCGGACGGACTAGGCTTGCCGATGGTTCAAAGGATGCGCGAGCTAGACTGGCCCATTAACGAGTTTCACGGCGGGGCTGAGGAACGCTTTGGCGAGGGTTACCGGAACAAGATTGCTGAGGCTTGGGGAGAAGGCATCAAGAAGATTAAAGCCTGCCAAGTCATCTTGCCCGATGACCCCGATTTGAAGGCGCAAATCCTAGGCCGCAAGGCTAGACCTAATTCATCGGGACAGCTAGAGATTGAGAAAAAGGAGGACTACAAGAAACGCTGCGGAGAATCGCCTGACGAAGCAGATGCCTTCTTTGGTTGCCTAATGCCCGCCCCTCGACTTGTGCCGGGGATGTTCGATAGACAACAGGCGTTTGCCGGTGCTGGCAACTATCAAGACCTAGAAGTATCAATCAGCGAAGCGCAGCGGCAACTTGGCTACAGATTTTAATTGACAATAACGGCATCTTTAACGATAAATAAAAACCAACATGGCAAATGAACTATTTGACTCGGCGCAGAGAATCCTGACTGAAAGGTTCATTTGGGAGACCAAGATTCGCAAGTTTGTCCAGATGCGTCACGACGGGTTACCGCGTCGTGACAAGACGAAGGCGTGGCAGGCAGACTTGCACAGCAAGACCATTGACCGAGCCATACGAAAGTCAAAACCGTTCTGGCTGGGACAGGTGACGGCGGGTGATAGGCTGTGCAACTTCACGGCACTTACGGAGCAGGTTCAAACACTTTCGGATGCGGCGGCTGACTTTTACGACTTCACGACACACACCAAGACCAAGTTTCTGGACGAGGTGGATGTTGCGGTTGACCATATGCTTTTAAAGGGTCGTGGCATCATCAAGAGTGTGATTGACCCGATGGACGAATACAGAATCATTGATGAAGCAGTTGACCCGATGTATCTGCTGATGCCGGAATCGGCCAATGACTTCGAGGATGCTGACGAATGGATTCATATTCGCGTGATGACAGTCGCGGCTTACGAGCGATTGGATAAACGCTGGGACACTACTCCGGAAACCGTCTCCAAGATTCGCGGGACAAAGGATTTTCAATCGCTTGGGATTTATCGGCAAGAGGTTCAGCTTCGGGAAGGAATCACGCACACAAGCAACTCGAATTACGTTCTGATGTTCGAGCATTGGGTAAAGACTGCGGGTGGACATACGGTCAATTACTATTCGCCAATGTCGCCGGACATTCAGTTGCGAAAGCCGCATGGCAATCCCTACAAGCTAAACGGCAAATCTAGCATTCCTTTCAAATCGTGCCAGATGGAGGTTAAGGACAAGGGCTGGTATTCTCCGCGTGGATTGGGTGAAATGCTGGAAGTTCAGGAGCAGGTTGAGACGTTCATTGAAAACAAATGGGCAGACTCACTTAGCATCGCCAACACGCGAATCTTTACAGGGCCAAAAGAGATTCAGAACATGGCAAACCTGCGGATGGAGGATGGTCAGTATATCCCCGGCGACATTGAATCGGTTCAGTTCGCCCCTCCGGCGATGTCTTGGAATGAAATGCTTAACTATCAGCGGGCAAGGGCGGAGGAAATCAGCCAAGCCCCCGACTCATCTTCGGTATCTGAGGGTTCAAAGACAGGCGGCAAGGCGATTACAGCGGCGGAATCGAATCGTATCGGTCAGTTGAATCAAGTGGGGATGAATTACGCAGCGGAGATATTCCGGCGCGGTTTTTTGATTCCGCTGCATACGCATCGCTGGGGGATGCTTTGCCAGTTCAAGCCAAAGGAATTTGCGTATTACGCAGCGCAGAAGATGAACTCGCTTCCGGAACAGGCGTTGCATGACAAGTATCTAATTGTGCCTGATGGTTCGGTGGATGGCTGGAATCGTCAGATGCGGATTCAGCGGGAAGTGTTGCTGATGCAGACCTTCGCGCAGTTGCCCAATTCAAACGCGGATTACTGGGTTGAGCGGGCGATGCGGGCTGTGGATGGACAAGCGGCAAGTCAGGGATTCAAGGGAATTGGAATGAAGGCGGCGGACGAGTATGAGGCGCAGGCCAGCGAGATTTTGCTGCTGACGGCTACCCCACCATTCCCGGTGCAACCACAACCTCAACAAGACCAGCCGACGCGCATTAAATGCCTGATTGATTGGCTTCATGCTTCGGCGACTTTGAACATTCCAGTTGACCAAGCAGCCAAACAGCGAGTGCATGAGAATTTGGCATCGCGGTTGCAAATCTTGCAGAAACAGAATCCGTCTGTCGCGAAACAAATCAAGGATTCATTGATGAAAATGGAGCAAAGCGGACAACAACCACAGCCCGGACAGCAGCCGCCACAAATCCAATAAAAGACCCTTGACAATTTATCGTTAACTGTTTAATAATTCAGAAGCTGATGAAGTTCACCATTCAATTTGTTCAGGACAAGCTGGAATACAGCAAACAGGTTGAATTGCCGTCTGAACCTCAGAAATGCGAGACAATTATAGTTGATAATTTGAAATTTGTGGTGACCGAAAGGATTCATGTCAACAATCAAGAGACGCATTTGATGTGCGACTGTCACGTTAAAGTTGACAAATCTGGAATAAAGTTTGGAGGCTGGCAGGAAACTACTGGAGAGGCTTTCGAGAAGCTTCCTGAAAAGGTCAAGGCGAAGAAATGAACTGGCTCTCAAACATCTTCAAGAAAACTCCAATGATTGTCACAAATGAGGTTTGTGTGCCGATTCCTTTGGCTCAAAAGTGGCTAGCACATGACCAGAAAGCAGCGCTGATGTTTCTTCGCAGTGAGCAGGGGCGCAAGTTGGTTGAGGCTTGCCGACATAAGCTCTTTGCCGACCACCTTGATGCCTGCCAGAAAGCAGGCAATGCCGAGGCGCATAATGCTTCGATGAGGGGAGCCAACAATGTGATTGGCTATATTCTGTGGCTTGCCACGGAAGATTCGATTTCGGGTGGCTCGCCCGTTAATGAGCAAAACACAGACTCCGACCATGCCCAATCGGATGTTTCTGAACCTAGGGCGCGTATCTAATGCCTGAAATAATGGAAGCCATAAGTCCCGAAGCTGCCGAAGCTTCTTTGCGCGAAGCGTTGACCGCGCCCGCGCCGGAAGTGATGACAGCCACGGATAAGTCTGAATCCCAGTCGCAACAGACGGCGACAACCGACAAAGTTGAAGGCGAAAAACAACCCGATTCTTTAACCACCGACACACTGGCGACGGCTGACAAGACGAAACAGCCCGAAGCCACGGATAAGAACAAAACTGAAACTCAACCAGAAGCCAAAGGGAAATCTGAGTTTGCCAAGAACGCCGAGCGTTTGGATAAGACGTGGAAGGCTGTGAATGAACAGAAGTCCAAGCTTGCCGAACAGGATGCCCAACTGAAAGCCCGCGAACAGGCGATTGCCCAACGCGAGCAGAAAATCCAGTTGGATGCAGTCAGGGCCAAATCCAAGTTCACGCCGGAGCAATACGAAGCCACGGCAACCGACCGACTGAACAGTGCCGAGCAACTTGTTTTGCAAGCCAAAGGATTGGACAAGCAGGCCGAGGAAATGGAAGCGGCTGGCGAATACGGCAAGGCGGAACTGGCAAAGCAGAAGGCGCAAGACTTGCGGGAACAGGCAGCGGGAGAGAAGTATTCGGCCAAGCAGCTAAAAAGCATGGCAGAAAACCTTCGCAAGAATCCTGAGCCGACCTTGCAACAGCATCAAGCCACGATGGAGCAGCATAAGAAGCATTATTTGCTTGAAGCTGCGAAAGTTTGGCCGGATGTAGCGAAAGAAGGTTCTGAGTTTCAGAAACAGATGGCGGCTCATTTGCAGGCGGCTTCACAAAGCGGCTTGGATGCGAATGAGAATCCGGTTTTGTTCTATCATGTGGCTCGATTGACAGCAGCGGAGACAGCCGCCGCCCGTGTGCCGGGATTGGAAAAGGAATTGGGAGCAGCAAAAGCGAGAGTTAAGGAACTTGAAAGCTTGACCGCACCCAGCGGCGGAATCACCGTCGCGCATAAGAGCGAATCTGCGCCAGCCGATTTTTCAAAATTGACGCTGGAACAGCAGGAAGCTCAGTTGCGGTTGGATAACAAGCGTTAAGTTCCGGTAATGCTCTTGCTCCAAAATTATGGGAGCCATGACGACCACCAGTAACCCGGCAGATGTTTCTGCCCGGCAGCAAATCTTTCTCGACGCGAATTATTTTGCGTCATTGATGTTCCAGTTGAAGTTCTACAAGTATGGTCAGACCCGCACCGTGCCGGGTCAATCCGGCCATACGTCCATTCGTTTTTTCCGTCCTCGCAAAGCCACGACTGGCTATGTCGGCACGATGGGAACGGACTATAACGAAGGCGTTGTTCCTACCAACATCGCAGAAGTCAGCGTTGGCTATGTGGATGCCTACCTGAACCAGCACATTCAGATTCACAAAATCAGCGACCTTGAACAGGCGGTTGATTTGATCGACCCGCTCAAGTTGCACAGCAAGAAGCTTGGAGAGGATATGGCGTTGTTCTACGACATCGTTTGTTGCAATTCCATGTTCGCGAATCCGGCAGTTGCGGCCAACTTGGTGGATAGCCGTCAGTCCACGCTTTACGGCAGCAACACCGGATTTGAACGCTTCAACATCCCCACTCCTACTGGCAACAGCG